GCAGGCAATCATTCAAGATATTTGGCCGCCGGCTTAACGGTCTCGGGGTCTCCCGATGGCCGCTAGCAATGTAGCAATCGCAAACCTCGCGCTGACGAAGCTCGGGGATTTGCGCATTTTGAACCTCACGGACAACACTAAGCCTGCCCGTGAGGTGAATGCCGTGTTCGACATGACACGGGATTATCTCCAGCGCCGCTTCTCGTGGCGCTTTTGCATCAAGCGAGCGAATCTCGCTGCGGATACGACAGTCCCGCTTTGGGATTGGGCGTATCAGTATCCGTTGCCGACAGACTGTATGCGCATCCTGCAAGTCGGCCAATGGTATCCGTCACCGGATCTGTCGGATCTGATCTCGACTGGCGGTCAAGAGTATGTGGTCGAGGGCAAGTACATTCTCTCGAATCAAGCTGGCCCGTTGAAGCTGCGTTATCTGTCTCGGGTAACTGACCCGGTGCAGTTTGATGCGGCGTTCGATATGGCTTTCTCCGCATACCTTGCGTACATTCTCGCCGAGCCTTTGACGGCGAGCGCAGAGCAGAAACAGATGGCCTATAACGATTATCGAAATTCGATAAAGGATGCCGTTATAGCTAACGCAATCGAAAACCCACCGGAGTCTCTCGCAGACCAGACTTGGATTTTGGCGAGGCTGTAACGCATGGCAAAGGTTTCGCCTGCGATCTCGAATTTTAACGGCGGCGAGGTCGGCCCTCTCCTATCTGGCCGCGTCGATTTCGAGAAATACTCAAGCTCCTGCTACAAGATGGAGCGGTTCGTCCCGACCGTGCAGGGGCCGGCCAAGCGAATGCCGGGTACTCGGTTCGTTTTGCCGACCAAGTATCAAGACAAAGTTTCGTATCTCAAGCGGTTTGAGTTCTCGTTCGATCAAGCCTATGTGCTCGAGTTCGGCGACCAATACGTTCGGTTCTTCACCGATCGCGGTGTGGTACTCGGTGACACACTTGATATCACCAACATCACGAATGCAAACCCCGGGGTTTTGAGCTACACCGGCACCGATCCGGCTGACGGCGACTGGTTTTATGTTGTCGGCGTTGAGGGCATGACCGAGCTCAATGGCCGATATGTGCAAGTTTCGAACGTCAATGCCGGTGCAAATACTTTTTCTCTTAAGGACTGGTTCGGCAACGCGATTGATACGACCGGATTCGGCGCGTATGTATTTAACGGCGATCTGCAAAAAGTCTACGAGATTGCGAGTCCCTACGCCGAGGCCGATTTAACGAGCCCAGAGGGCGGCTGCGCCCTTTCTATCGTCCAGTCGGGTGATGTGCTCTATATCGGCTGCGAGGGTTATGCGCCGCGCACGTTGACTCGTAGCGGCAATACGAGCTGGGCGTTTGCGACCTATTCGCCGACAGATGGCCCGTTCCAAATTGAGCCGATCGATTACAAGAATTTCACGCTCGGCGCGTCATCCGGTACGGGCGTATCGCTCGCCTGTACGACGAGCATATTTGAGAACGAGCACGTTGGGATGCTGTTCCGGCTAGAGCCGGTCAACATCACGACGCCGCCGTGGGAAACGAATAAGGCGGTCACAGCGACCAATTTGCGCAAGTCCGATGGCAAGTATTACGAGGCAACAAATTCCGCTACAACGGGCTCTGTGCGCCCTATACACGAAGAAGGAACCGAGTCTGACGGCGCGGTGACTTGGGAGTATCTGCATCCCGGCTACGTCATCGTCAAGGTGACAGCGATTACGGATGCGCAGAATGCGACTGTTGACATCATTGGCCCGGGGATCGCTCCTGCCGAGGTGGTTGCCGGCGACGATTGCCGCTACCGGATCGGCGCATGGGGCGAGGCGACAGGCGCTTCATTCCCGTACAAGGTTGCTTTCTGGCGCGATCGGCTGTGGTGGGCTGGTAACCAGCAAATCTATGCATCGGTAGCCGGTGACTACTCGTCGATGTCGCCCGATACGCTCGGTGAGATTCTGGCCGATAACGCGATCTCGCTGACGCTTTCGGTCGGCACGGTTGACAAGATCCGCTGGATGACGGCATCGGATGTGCTGCTCGTTGGTACGGCAGGCTCCGAAGTCGCGGTGCAGGAAATCACGCCGAACCAAGTGCTCGGCCCAGAGAACGTCAAGTACGAGATTCAGTCTGCTGAAGGCTCTCGCGAACTTGAACCTGTGCTGGTTGAGGATGCTGTGCTGTTCGTGCGCATCGGGGGTCGTCGCATCATGGAGTTGCGATTCGACATCCAGTCTGATTCTTGGGTGCCGCGCGACATGAACGTGCTGTATCCCGAAATCACGCAGACCGGCATCGTTGAGATGGCGTACCAGAAAGAGCCGGACAACATCATCTGGACGGTGCTCTCTAACGGTCGATTACTCGGCATGACCTATGATCGAGAACAGAACGTCTACGGCTGGCACCGTCATCCGATTGCTGGGACTAACTCCAAAGTAAAATCTGTACAAGTTATTACGAGCCCTGATGCTGACGTAAATGACGTTTGGTTGATTGTTGAAAGGTCAGTCGCAACGCAAGCAGTTTTGAACTATCAACTGCTTGAAAGCGGATCTTTTTTGCTTTTGGAAAATGAATCTAAAGTTCTTTCTGAAACGTCTGTTATTTCTACAGTAAGCACTCGCAAATACGTTGAGTATTTTGCTGAAGGATTCGAGCAGAATGATGACATTGAAAGCGCCGTGTATCTTGACACCTCGCTTGAGTTTGATGGGTCTATAGCAGAGACGTTACTCCCCGGTTCTGGAGCAACCGTTCGCGGTGCTACAAATGTCACCTTTACCGTGACATCTGCCTACGAACTAACAACAGAAGCAGATGATTTTCTGCTAACTGAGGCTAATGAATTCATCACAATGAATGACGATGTTTTTGCTGCGGGAGACGTTGGTCGAGAAATTCGAGTTCGTTACTTTGATGAATCCATCGAGCAATGGCGCACTTCTCGGGCTTTAATTACGACTTACGTTAACGAAAACGAAGTTAGTTGCACAATTCTTGCCCCATTTGAGAGCGAGGATGAGATTCCAATTAACGGTTGGCGTTTGACCTCAACGGTAATCACCGGATTGTGGCATCTGGAAGGGCAAACGGTTTCCGCTTTGGCTGACGGTGCAGAGGTTGAAAATCTAATCGTGACAGATGGCTCCGTCACGCTTCCTGTGGCTGCTGCTCGAGCGCAGATCGGCCTGCCGTATACGTCCACTCTTGCCACTCAACGGATTGACGCGGGTGCCACGGATGGCACGGCGCAGGGCAAGACGAAGCGATTCCATCAGATTGTGATGCGCCTTTACGCAAGCCTTGGCGGCAAGGTCGGGCCGGATGCGTCATCGACCGATTACATCCTGTATCGATCGCTGTCAGACTACATGGATGAGACGCCGCCGATCTTGACTGGCGACACCGACAAATTCCCGTATCCGGGTGGATACGAAACCGATGGCCGAATCTGGGTGCTGGCTGACCAGCCGTTGCCGCTCACGGTGGTTGCGATGTACCCGCGATTGAGGACGGAGGACTAATGGAAGTCGTTTCGTTCAACGCTAAATATCTGCGAGCGATGGTGCTGCAAGATGCCCAGCAAGTCATGGCCCCTCTGGTGTTCGATGATGAATACTGCGAGCAGCTTGTGGCAGCCGGCCCCGCCTACACCGTACTGGCTGGCGAGAAGCCCGTTATGTGCGCAGGCGTGGCAGAGATGTGGGCGAACCGATACGCAGCATGGGCTTGGCTTGCAAAAGACGCAGGGCCGCACATGGTCGGCCTCACGCGAATTGTCGATGACTACTTAAACACTCGCCCGTATCGCCGGATTGAGGCGTATGTGGATGATCGTTTCCCGCAGGGGCATCGATGGGCAAAGATGCTGCGGTTTGAGTTCGAAGGCTTGATGCGTTCGTTTGGGACGAGCGGTCAAGATATGGCGATGTATTCGAGGATTCAGTAATGGCGCAGTTCATACCATTTATCGCTGCTGCCGCTTCTGCTGTTGGTACGCTTGCCGAAACTGGGCAACAACGAGCCATCGGCAAAGCACAGGCGCAAGCTACCGAAGAAGCCGCTCGAGCTGTAGGGCTTGAGACCACAGCACAGGTTGAGGCACAGCGACGCGAAGCAAGGCGACTTGCAGGCGAGCAGCGAGCCTTTGGTGCGCAGGAGGGGATGTTACGTTCTCCGACATTTTTGGATGTAACGGCGCAGTCGAATGTGGCGGCTGAACTTGATTCCCTAATGCTTGCGTATCAAGGCGAGACCCAGCGCAAGAGTTTGATGACCGAGGCCGCCATGACTCGCGCCGCTCGCCCTAAGTGGGGGCCGGCGATATTGTCTGCTGGCACCAATGCCTTGATGGCATTTACCTCTACTGGCGGCAAACTGCCATCAGGCGGCGGTAAGGCAGCGGGGGCAAAATAATGGCTAAGCTTGAGTTCTATCGGCAGCAAGTTGTCCCTCGCATTGCGACTCCTAGCGCGCGCGGTCTGGCAGCTATTGAGTCGCCGCTGGCTCAAGTTGCGACATCCGTGGCGCAAGGCGCTACAGCTATTTCAAAGCTGACCGAGGATCTCAACCAGCTTCGCGCAGAAGATGCTTTCAACAAACTGCGAACTCGGCAAACCGATTTGATGATGAATCCAGAGTCTGGGTTTATGAGTAGGCGCGCGGCTGATGCTGTTGCGCCTGATTTCATGTCTAGGTATGTGTCCGACTTTGATAAAGAAGTAGAGACCATTTCCCAAGGCTTGCAGAACCCGCAGCAAAGAGATTTGTTTACTCGTCGAGCCGCAATGGCTAAAGCCGAGTACAGCGACTCGTTGATGCGTCATGTCCTTGGCGAGACGCGGCAATACGGCGATGATGTTTATAACGGCGCTGTGACGACAGAGGTAAACAATGCCTCTGTAAATTGGAAAGATCCTGCCAAGATTCGAGACTCCATCGCGCGTGTTGCATCGAACACCGCGATATGGGCAGACCGTCGAGGCTTGACCGGCGACGCGCTTCTTGCTGAACAGGTTAAAAACCTGAGCACGGTTCACGCTTCCGTTATCCAATCTGCGTTAGACGCAGATGATTTCGAGTACGCTAAAAAATACTTTGAAGAAAACAAAACGCAGATGTCTGCGGATGTTGTTTCTAAGGCTGAATCTGCAATCGCGGCAGGCTCTGCTAAAGATGAAAGCCTGAAGCTGGCGCTTAATCTGACATCGAAAGGAATGTCGTTTAGCGCGCAGCGCAAAGAACTGAAGGATATGTACTCGACTGGAAAGATCAGCGCAGACGTATACGATCAGACATCGACCCGCTTGAACAACGAAGAAGTTCGCGCAAAGGCCGCGGAGGCCGAATTCAACGACTCTATGAGCGGTCGCGCGCAGGATTGGATTCTGAGCAATCCCGGAAAGTCCGTCGTGGATATGCCGCCCAATCTATACAACTGGGCAAAGTCGAAAGGCCAGCTCGATACGCTCAACCGCTTTGCATCAAGCAACGGCGAGATCGTTGGTGACAGCGCAGAGTTCACCAGACTCTACGTCATGGGCGCTGATGACCCGACCGGATTCATTCGCGAGTTTGACCAGAAGGCTAACGAGCTTCGTACTGTGCTATCCAAGACTCAGTACAACTCGCTGCTGACTCGCCGCGGCTCCATTGGCAAGTCTGACCTTCAGGGGCAGCAAGCGGCAAAAACCGCCGCATCAACTGTTCGATCGTTGCGCAATAACCTGATTAGCGCCGGTCTTGACGTTACTCCGAAAGAGGGTAGCCCAGAGGCCAAGCAACTAGTTAACTTTGAAGCGCAATTGATTCAGGCTATTGAAGCCAAAACAGCAGAAGCTGGCCGCGCGTTGACGCTAAACGAGACTCGCAAAATCGGCCTTGATTTGTTGCGTGAGGGGCGGTTGGTTGGTGCTGGTACGCTCTGGGGCGACAGGCCCGTGCGTCGGTTTGAGGCGACCGAGGCTGACATCCAACGGTACGGATTCCGATATAATTACGAGGACATCCCGCCTGAAGATCAGAAGCGGTTGTATCGCATTATTCA